GCTAAACCATCCATATCTAAGAATACACCATCTGGTACTATTCTAGACATAACTTGTTGTAGCTTTAAATGTGTTAATTGAATCATATCAGCAAAACCAGTTGTTTTACTTACGATAGATTCAATTTTACCTTGGTACATTCTTGGCGCTACAATAGCATAACTCATTTCTACCTTAGTAGTATCAGCAAAAGGTCTTGTCATATTCTCGGCAAGTTCCCATTGTAATAATTCATTATTACCTATAACTTTAGCTCCTTTATATAAAACCTCTATCGTTCTTGATACTTTTTCAAAACTATCATTTTCAGGAGGATTAAACGTATCGTCTTTTACTAATGATTTTTCTAATCCAGTAGCGGTTTCTTTTATTTTAAATACTTGGCTGTTGTAAGTTTTGTATTCAAAATACATAACCTGTATTGTATTAGGATCATAAGTTTGCCACCCGTAAGTTGTATCTCTACTCCCTACTTGCTTTGATATTTTCTCTAAATCTTTTTCTGTTAAGTGAGGAAATTCTTTAGCTATTTCCGCTATAGTTAGTGACTTTATTTCACCAACATAATAAATATCCTCAAAGTTTGGATCTTCAGTATATGAAAATATTAATCTAGCAGGATCAACATAATCAATTGTTATACCATTCGCTCTGTTCCAATTAGTTTTGACAGCCCCCATACCTAGAGTAACTAAATCGTAATTGAATCTTTTTCTAGTGTTATCAAATTTATTTTTAGCTAGTACATTGTCTATAACCTCTTCTTCAGCTATTTCTACAGCGTGCTTATAACTAAGCTGCATGTGCATATCAAGCTCTTCTTCATTTGCAGGTAAACCTGCAGGATTTGGACTTTGGTATAAATCTAGACCTAGCTTTGTTTTTAATTCTTCTAAGTAAGGTTTAGCTAACATGTCTTCATATATAGCAGTTGCGTAATCAGTTCTTTTCTTTAACGAAACTGGATCTTGAGCATTTGCTTTAATTTGAAACATTTTATTAGACATCCCGTTTACAACGATATCTACAAACTTTGATAATACCGGTACAGGTTTCCAATCTAAATTAAGGTAAGACATGTCTCCATTAATAGATAGTTCGTCTTTATATTTCTGCACTGGTTGTTCACCACGAGCATATAATCTTAATGAGTGAAATCTATTGTATGATGTAGCAAATCTAGTTCCATTACCACCTTGTCTCCACCATTCACCCTCTATAGCTTGTGCTATTTGTTCTCCATATTCCCATGAATTTTTTACTTCATCGCTAACAACTTGGCTAGGAAAAGAACTATTTGGATTTGTGTTTATTCTCATTTACTTAATTATTTTTGATAATGTACCTTTGTTGTCATACCTTTTAAATCCAAGGTCAAAAGTTTTTCTTATTGTTTTGTTCACTGGAGCATATCTATTTTTGTTACAAGCCATTATAGCAAGTCCAGAACTAATAGACGCATCAAACTTGGTTCTATTATTTATATCAAACTGAGCCCAATCTTCTAATGTTCTTTGAAAGTATACATCTCCGTAATTCTCTCCGTCAAATCCTACGGCATTTTCTATATATGTTTCTATAGCAGCAGCGTGTGCTTGTATTATATCTTGGCTAGAGTTTGGTATTCCACCAATCTCTCTTTCTGTTACTGATAGTTTGGCATAGACTTTATCTGGTCTATTCATACTAAATCCTCTGTAGCCTCTTCTTCTAAAGTAATACAATAATCTAGGTTTGTTGTTCTCTGCTAGTATTGGCATACCATAAAAAATACAAGCCATTAATACGTCTTCAAAAAAGATTTCAGCAGTTGATGGTCTAGCTATATATTCTAAAAAGAAGTGATCCGCGGGAGCGTCTTCCATGCTAAACTTAGTTAAGCCATGTAAAGACCCGTTAGAACCTCTTCCGTCTACTGTTCCTGATATATCATAACTATCACAACCAAAAGCACCCATATGCTCGTTACCTGGATATTTAAAACCATTCTTAGCGATAAATCTGTTTTGTAAGTTTATCGGTGGTACCCATGTTATAAAAAATCTTCCATTTTTATTAGGTAAAAAAACCACTCTTGTATCTTGTATACCATTCTCCCATTGGAAGTTTCCTTGGGTTACAACTGAAGCAGAGGATGCTTCTTCATTGTAATCTATTTGTTGGTATATTTTAGTTAAATTAAATAGAGACATTTTAGACTCATCTCTGAAAGCGTGTTTTGTTGTGCGTGGAAACTGTCTATAAAATTCATTTAATCCATCTTGATCATCCTTAAGACCATCTACCTCATTATCCCAGTATTCAACAACCCCGATTTTGATTGGAGTTCCATGAGGTCCAAGCACAGGTTCTTGTGGGGTCTCGAAGACAGGGTAGCCATAAGAATCAATGTATCCCTCGTAGTTCCATTCCATAGGAATGAACAAAGAATAGAGTCCTGAACGAGTTTGTCCATTTGCGTTTCTTTTATTAACGTTTGAGTCATCGTATAGTTTTTTAAAATTTCTACCACCTTTGTCTAGAGCATTTGAAGTACTACCCATAAGGCATTTACCAATTACTCTACTACCTAATCTTAATGTAGTTTTTGTAACTCTCCAGTTGTTTAATATGTTGTTAGGTCTTTCCCATTTACCTGATTCATCGTGAACTAAAAGCTTTAGCTTTTCCCCATCATAAGCATTATCTCCAGTATTCTTCCAATCTATAGTTGTATCTAGTCCAGCAAGATCTTCTGGTTTATCTGTAGAAACTATAGATCTTCTTGTGAATTTAGAAGCTGGTACTCTATAGGCTAATTCTGTTTTAGGACGATCCATACCGTCTTGTATTGGTTTAAAGAAAAAAGGATAGTTAACGGATATTGGTACTATCTTATCTGTAAACATTTTCTTAGCATCTGCACCAGATTTAGATAAAACCCCAAAACGTGCATCAGTTGATATTGTAGCCATGTCAACCGTAATTCCAGATGCCATAAATGAAAATCCAGAACGTCTATTTTTAAGGTAAGACATACCATAACACCTATTATCAGCTCGGCAAGCTTCCCAAAATATAAAGAATAATCTATTTGATTCTCTAAAATCAGGTTGGCCTACGTCAATCTTTGACCATTGTAAGTACATATAATGACTACCAGTAATATAAGTAGGTGTTTTGTTATTGTTATACCAAAAACCCTCTTCACGATGCTTGAACTCATTATCAATATAATCGTAATATTTTTCTTTGAATTCTTCTGGATACTCTCTCCAGTCAAATACTGTTTTAATTCTTTTTAATTCTTTAGGATACTCAAAGCGACTCCATCTATTGTTCTTAAAAGTATGTACGTTTTCAGCTTTAGGTAAAGCTATTTTAAGGTTTTGTATTTCATAAACCTCTCCAATTTTTCCTGTTCTAGATATAACAACCATATCATGGTCCTCATTGTATCCATATTCCCACTTGCTATATCTATTCATTCTAGATATAACTTTAGGCTTAACATAGTCAGGTAGTACTTTATATAGACTTTGCTTGTACATTACTTAGATCTTCCTTCAGCAAAACCACGAAACACAGTTTCTTTTTTAACTTCTTTAGGTTTCTCCTCTAACATATTTTTCTCTTCTTCAATTCTATTAAGAATTTCAAAAGCATCGAATATAGCTAGCTTTTTTGTAGCCGCAGCATTTTTTAATCTATCAGCTGATATATCATCCGCGGTATCTATAATAGCTTCTTTAGCAACTTTAATAAGTTCCTCAACTGCTATATGCCCAGCTTGGATTATACTCAACTTCGTTTCCTTCGTATTCATACTTTATAATAATATCATTTGATTTCATACAATAAAGACGTTGACCGTCCACAATAAATTCCCATTCTCTACCTTTTTTAAAACCTACAAGGTCTCCAGGACTGACTCCTAATGCTTCTAATGAACTATTACTAATTTTTAGTATTCCAATATACTTTCGCTCAAGATCCATGCTAAGATGGTCATTGTTTTTTATTGGTTTTATAAAACATCTATCGCCAATAGCAAACCATTTTTTATCTTTTTTGTATAAATATAATTGATCTGGTTTACAGAAGTATAAATCCTCTTTAAAGTATTGACCACTGTTTCTTTCGTTACCTCTTACGTCATACCATCTTCTAAAGATATTGTGATGAACCATTATTTCATCTCCAGGTTTTAGTATAGTTTTAAACGCTAGTGGAACTGAAACTATTATAGCTTGTTTACTTACTAGTTTGTGATCTTCAATATTAGTATTTAATACTATCGATTTATCTCCAAGTTTTTTTTCATTATTATATCTCTTGTTTTTAGGAGTTATAATAAAGTCATATATACTGTTCATTAATATTCTAAATCATATTCAACGGAGATAGCCATGTTAGAATTGAATTTCTTCCACGGCATAACTTCGTTTTCTTTTTTGATGTAAATATTATAAGAATTATCAGATTCATCTAAAGTAATACTATTAATTGTATGTCCACCGTAAACAGGTTGGCCAACAGCGTAATGCATTGCTTCGTTTTTATAGTCCGAGCCT